CCCCAAACTTACCGCCGATCACCAACCCAATAACGGTCTACTGGAACTCTGCGCTCACGAACGTCGCAGTCCAACCAATTCGCACAAGCGGAGGATATCCGGTCAATAGCGGCACGCCTGCACGATTATTTGTCAATGCAAACTATAGTATTCAGGTGCTGGACTCCAAGGGCAGCGTGGTCTACAGTTCGCTGCAAGACAATCTGTTTTCCGGCGGCGGAGGAGCGATTGCGGCTAATGCTACAGGCAACGGAGTACAGACGGTATTTGCTGTAGCGTTTATTCCATTGATGGTCTACATCAATGGCGTCTATCAAAACCAAAACACTTACTCGGTGGCAAGTGGCAATGTGACTTTTACACAGGCACCGCCTCAGACTTCGATCATCGAGTTCGTGGGATAAGGATTAATCATGCTCAAGTCAGTCTCATCGGTTATCAATACCATCGGGGCATTGAACTACAAAGGCACCTGGAATGCCAGCACCAACACGCCGACGCTAGCATCTGGTGTTGGCACCAAAGGCGACTACTATGTTGTCAGCGTAGCTGGATCCACCACGCTGGACGGCATCAGCAACTGGGGAATTGGCGACTGGGCTGTGTTCAATGGCAGTGTCTGGCAGCGCGTGGAAGGTGGTGCAGATCTAAATGGTGTGAACCTATCGGTCACCGGCACCACAACGCTATCTGGGTTGACTGCATCAACGGCGCTGGCGCTAGACGCCTCAAAGAACGTGGTAAGTGTGACCAACACAGGAACAGGGAATAACGTGCTGGCGACGTCTCCGACTCTTGTGACTCCAACTCTTGGCGCAGCTACAGCAACCAGCGTCAATAAAGTGGCGATCACTGCTCCCGCAACAGGGTCAACTCTCACCATTGCGGACGGCAAAACGCTCGTGGCCAACAACAGCATTACCTTGGCGGGCACCGACGCTACCACAATGACGTTTCCGAGTACGAATGCCAGTGTTGCTCGCACGGATGCGGCGCAAACTTTTACTGGAACTCAAACATTTGGAAATGTGTCGGGCGGCGTTGAAGCAAAACTTAGCGTTCGACCAACTCAAATATCCGTTTCCACGTCAGCAACTACTATTGTCACCGATGCAGGCGGTTATGGAAGTTTTGTAATTGTTAATGGGTCTGACGTCAGCGTAAATAGATTTTGCGATTTGGTTTTGGCATCGACTGGGGCTGCACCAGTTGTTGTACAAAGTTTTACCGCAATCGGTTCTCCTGCTGCTAGAACATATACAAGGTCTGGAACGGCGTTGCAGTTGGCAATGGCATCTGGCACTTATACTGTTTCTGCAATAAGCATAGGATTTTAAAAGGACTATCATGGCGCTGACCAAAGTCACTTACTCAATGATTAATGGCGCATACGCTAATGTTCAAGATTTTGGTGCTGTCGGCGACGGTGTTGCAAACGACACAGTGGCTGTGCAAGCTGCCATCGACAGCCTTGCCGTCACCGGTGGCACAGTATTTTTTCCCGAGGGTACATACCGCATCGATCGTAACATTGCCGCTAACGACCGTTGGGGCATCAAGGTCGTGGCTAACAACATCACGCTGCAAGGCAACAACGCATTCTTGCGGCGCTTTAACACTGACATTTCGACCTACGCTCTGGCCTACCCGATCCTTTTTGTCGGCACTCCAGACAGCAATGGAGCTGCTGCCACTCAGAACATCATTGTGGACGGACTGTCGTTTATCGGCGAAAACACCAGGCACAACGCCCCCGGAAACGCAATTCTTGACTTCCGCACCGCCATCGTGTTTAAGAACTCCAAGAACACTCGGGTGCAGAACTGTTCGTTCACGATCATCGACTCTGCTGCCATCTGGTACGAGCCGATTGCGTCTTTCGACTACGCCAACAATCAGTATTTCAACACCACCAAAAACTATCAGTCCAAGATCACGAACTGTCAGTTCATTGCAAACTCTCACTCCACTCCGGGTCGGGCGCTGTTACATGCAATCAATACCGACGGTGTAGACAACGTCATTATCGACTCCAACTACTTTGAGTGGACAGATGTGTGTCTTTCTGGTGAGTCCACTTACGACACCGCAGACCAGCCGGAAACTGACACCTTTACTTATTCAAGCCCTGCTGGACGCACGGCACTTGGCCCTGTCGAGCGCCAAGGCAAGACGGTGGTATTCGCTAACAACAATTGCTACAACTGCTCAGAGCACGCGGCATACCCGGCGATGGTGGATGTGGTCATCGCCAACAACACCTTCAACACTGACGCACCGACTATCTGCAACACAGTGCCGATTCAGCTCCGCAGCCGTGGCATTTCGGTCACTGGAAACACGGTCATCGGCTATTCCAGTTTTGTTGCAATCACGACCCCCACATCGCAGGCAACGATCTCTGGCAACACGTTCTACGCCAACGATGTTGAAGACAAAGAGGGCGGCGCAATTCAGCTTCAGTCGTTTGGTCTGGCGTCCTATATCACCAACCGCAGCCCTTACTTGACGATGATGCCGATGGGCGACATCGCCATCACCGGCAACGTGATTGTTGGGCCTGAGACAGTGGTACCCACTGGTCAGCTTTACCAGAACGCCATGCGTACCTACACGGACGCATACGACGCGGTGAACTTCCCAGATGGACAGATTTTGGGCATCACAGTCAGTGGCAACACGTTCAGAAACTGGCAAAACGGTTTCTATTTCATCGATGACCAGTATCGCGGAATGGTCATCAGCAACAACTCAATTCGCGGCAAGCCGTTTGTTGAGGCTGGATTCAATGGCTCAACCACGATGCTAACCCGTTCGGTGATTTTGACCTACGGCAGTGTTCCGGCCGAAGGCCGCTACGCCAGCTTCGTCAACAACACGGTCTACGGTGCCAAGTATTTCCACGACACCTTCCTTTTAAGTGCGCCTGCTGGGTCGTTGTACTCACCCGAGCCGATTCAAGGCAACCGGCTGGATTACATCCAAAACATCAAAACGCCAGTAGTGCGCGATTTCGACGCTCTAAACCATTTTGTCAACAACGTCGGCGTTTTCTTTTTGGACAGGTCATGGTCTAGCACCATGATGACTAACTCGCTGTCTGACGGTACCGGATCGACTGAGCGCAAGTGGAACTTTGAGTACGGAGGTGGGCCACCTGCGGCCCTGTTGTTTTATCCGGCAGATTCTGGAGCGCCTATTCGCTTGGATCAGAGAGGCACTTGGACGCCTTCTCAGGGGTCGGGGTTGACCGTTACAGGCTCATTTTCGTCGGCAGGCGAGTACGTCCGAAACGGCAACATGGTTACGATCAGCGGCTATGTTGAAGGATCGACCGACGTGGCCTGCGCGGCCAGCGGTATCCTGACGTCTAACTTGCCGTTTGCGCCCGACTCGACTACTGTTGGGGCATATGTCGGCACTGCAATCAATGCCGCACAAACTTCAGGCAGTCAGCTTTTAGTCACAAGCAATTTGAATGTGGCTGGAGCTATAACTGCGGCGCAGAAAATTTATTTCACTGCTACCTATTTTATTGTACCCTTTTAAGGAAAAACATCATGGCCACCAATTCGCAAATCGCATTCAATCCGCAAGGAGTCTGACATGAGCTTTTCAGGATCCCAGATCCCGTTCGCACCAAACGGACTCTCGCACTATCTGGTAGCCAACGTCGCACCGCCGACACCTGTCCAGATCCTTGTGGGTCAAGGTCAGACGGCATTCGGGCAGTACCGGATTATCAACAACTCCGCGCGTACCGTGTTCCTCGGCGTTGGCGGCACAGCTGCGCAGGCGACGGCCCGAGCTGCGGCGATTGTGGCCGGGACACCGCAGGACACCATCGTGCTTGTGCCAGGTGCGGTAGAGATCCTCCGGCTCTTGCCGGATGGGTTCTTCACTGCGGCATCACCAGCAGGCGCTGCGGATGTCTACATCACGCCAGGGCAAGGGCTGTGAGCGACACGGATACCCGGCTCTCGGTGCACGAAGCGGTCTGCGCTGAGCGCTACAAGGGCATCCAGGACCGGTTTGACTCGGGTGCAAAGCGCCCCCAGCGGATCGAGTATCTGATCTATGTTGCCCTCGCTGCAGTCCTGCTCGGCCCGGGGGTGGCTGCAACCTTTATCAAGAAGTTCTTCGGCCTATGAAGTACACCTTAGGCAAACGGTCGCTTGAGCGGCTCGAAGGAGTGCATCCCGACCTTCTACGGGTGGTTAGGCGCGCTATCGAGATCAGCCTGGTTGATTTTGCGGTGCTTGAAGGTTTGCGCACGAAAGAGCGGCAGCGCAAACTCATGGAGGCCGGTAGCAGTTGGACGATGAATAGCCGACATCTGACCGGCCACGCGGTTGATCTTGGTGCCTGGGTTGACAATCAGGTGGACTGGTCTTGGCCGCTCTATGACCGCATTGCGGTGGCAATGAAGCAAGCCTCGCAGGAGCTGGAGATCCCGATCAAGTGGGGCGGTGACTGGGTGGTCAAGGATGGCCCACATTTTGAGCTTGACCGCAAGGTGTACCCATGAACCCGATGATCCTCGGCCCCTTGTTCGAGATGGGCAAGACTCTGCTCGACCGCTTTGTCCCTGACCCGGAAGCCAAGCGTCAGGCCGAGGCAGAGTTCTTACGGATGGCCGCAGAAGGCGAACTCAAACAGGTCATCGCTCAGCTGGAGATCAACGCTCGTGAAGCGCAGCACGCAAGCGTGTGGGTAGCCGGATGGAGGCCGTATTTCGGCTGGGTTGGGGGAACTGCGTTTGCTTATGTTGGCATCGTCAAGCCCCTGCTGACCTGGTATGCCACGATCAGGGGCTGGCCGATCCCGCCTGAAATCGATCTTGAGTTTCTATGGGTTGTGGTTTCAGGACTGCTGGGCATCGGAGGCTTGAGGACGTTTGAAAAGACCAAGGGCGTCACTCGGTAATACGCTCGACCTTGGAACTATGTTGCAGACGCAACTGCGATCCTGTTTCGAGGTTGCGGCAAATGTGCTGGGTTCCCATGCTTTGGATAACATTACGCGACACCAACTGAAACCTCTGCTGTGTGCGGATGAGGATAAAATAATCTCCTATACTAAGATCTGATAATCGCAGGGTTTTCATTTTATCTGCCACTCAAGTTCTTTCAGCAGGTCTTCGATGCTTTCGCCGTGCCCAGTGGCGTAGCCATTTGCGATCATCCATGCAGCCAGCTTTTCGCGCTCGGCAGCAACAATCCCGTGCTCATAATCTGTCCAGTGAGTTTGACTCCACGTTTGATTGCGCTCCCGGTTCAGTGCTGCGCGCAAGGCGATTGCCGCCCTCAGTTGGATATCGGGGTTCTCGGATTGGAGCGCCTCCAGCGCTTGCTGCATTAGCTCTCGGATGTTCATTCAACGTCCAATAACATTATCTTCATGCCGCATCTCCTAAAATTATCATCGTCGCTCATTTAGACCGCACTGCTTTGACGGTCTTCCAGTTCCTGTCTCGTGCCTTTTCGCAGAAGTCAAACCACCCAATTGTTTCAAGCTTATTCCTTTCATCAGCAGCTCTGGTCCGGTAACGCTCTTTTGACTCTGCCCGTGACTTTTGGCGGTCTGCAGGAAGATTAAGCGTGTCGGGTTGATGTCTTTTTAGGTAATCGATGATCACATCATGAGGCGCGTTGTTTAACAGTTGTTCCCACATCCCCGGAACATAAGCTGCCATAAAACGTGATGGCACAGCAAAGGTCTGTCTCTTGAAACGCGGCGTTCGTTTGAGTGCAAAAAATTGCTCTCTTGTTACACCGTAATCAGACATAAACCATATGCAAAGTTTGGTCATGTAGACGTTCCTCAAGGAATGGGTCATCAACCAGCGATCCCAAGCCTCTTGCAAATCTTCTTGTTGGATTTCAGCCGCGACTTCGCTGAGTAGTGCTCGGACTGCGTCATTCATTGCATTCCCCTCGAAATGGCGGCCATCCGTGCCGCCCGTTGGTTTCCGCGAATATCTGCACCATCGCACAGTACCGCTCCTCCTCCTCGACCTGATCGGCAACGTCAAGACCGGCAACAAGCAGCAGAGCTGTGGCAAAGGCAAGGATAGCAAGGCATTTGATCATAGGTTTTCTTCTTGGGACAAAGCTGCGGGAGTTTTGACAATCTGGTTGATGGCATCGTCGATCCCGTAGACCACCAGGCAACGATAGCCTACCGATTCGAGGTACTGGATCCAGTCGCGCTGCGCAGGAGACAGCCTCCCCTTCTCGGTCTTGACTTCGATCCACAGGCGCCACGCAGGCACAAACAGATCCGGTACGCCTGGTGAGACGCCTTCCCAGCGCAGATCGTTGGCCACCCGCTTGGATCGCAAGCCGCCGTTTGGGATGGCGAAGATCCGCACCTTCGGCCAGCGGTGCCGGAACCACTCGACCAGTGCGGACTGCACCTGGTGCTCGCTAAATGGACTCATCCCCACCTCCTCTCAATAACCCGCATGTACTTGCCATCCATCCTGTACTTGATCGTGGCCGGTGGCCTGGATGCGTTCAGATCGGGCATGGAGATCGAAGATGGACTCTGTACCCCTGCGGATCGCATGATCTGCGCAACCTCGGAGATCGCACGCTGTCCTGCGTACCCGTCGTGCGTGATCGGAAAGTACTCGGTGCATGACTGGTCGCTGAGTGCTTCTGGATAGTAAGTCACTGCGACCATGTCTTTTCCCGACGCCTTGCTGGTGTGGTTCCTCCAGCGCCAGGAGGCCACCTGCATTTCCCGCAGTCCGGTCTTTTCCAGGCCCATGATGTCGTCATTCCGCAATGCCAGCTTGGGGCGTTCTTTCGTTGGGAATTGATGACCGCAGGACGGGCAGACTTGCAGCGCAGCGTGCATGATCTCGCCGCAGGACGGGCAGTTTTTTGCTGGAAATGTGCCCAGCTCGCCTTCTCGGGGTTTTTTCGGGTTTGTCACGGCAATCAGCGGACCGTGCATCGCCACCACTCCGGCAAAGTCCAGCACCAGGCAGTGGTCGATGTGACTCTTGACCCTCAGCCCACGCCCCGCCATCTGAACGTAGAGCCCTGGCGACTTAGTCGGGCGCAGCATCGCAATCAAATCGATGTCCGGGTGGTCAAACCCGGTGGTGAGCACGTTGGCATTGGTCAAGGCGCGCAGCTGGCCAGACCGGAACTCGGCCAGCATCTGCTCGCGCTCCTTCTTGGGCGTTTCGCCCGTCACGCAGGCCGCGGCAATCCCGAGTTCCTGCAGCTCCTCCATCATGTGTTGCGCATGCCGGATGCCGGAGCAAAAGAGCACCCATGCCTTGCGGTCGCCTGCGCGCTCCACAATCTCGCGGGCAATCTCCTCGTTGGTCTGGTCTTGGTCAACCGCCGCCTGCAGTTCGCTCTCAACGTATTCCCCGCCTCGCGTGTGCACCCCAGAAACGTCCAGAACGGCCTTGGTTGCCTTTGATCGCAGCGGGGCAAGGTAACCCCTATGGATCAGCTCGGTCATCAATACGGGCCTAATAATCGCGTCGAAAAGGGCAGGCTTGTCGGTAATCAGCCCGTGGCCGAGGCGGTAGGGTGTGGCGGTCAGACCGACGATGCGAATCGCGGGGTTTATCGCCGTCAAACTGTCGATCAGGGTCCGATACATCCCGGTGGCGGCGTGGTTGACCAGGTGCGCCTCGTCGATGATCACCAGGTCGATGTGCCCGATCTTTTGCCCTTGGCTGTAGATCGACTGGATGCCAGCAAACGTAATGTCGTCGAGCTTCTTGGATCCGATGGAAGCAGAGTAGATCCCAAGCGGGGCATCAGGCCAGTAGAGTTGCATCTTCTCGGCGTTTTGCTCGATCAACTCCTTGACGTGCGTCAGCATCAAGATCTTGGTCTCGGGCCAGGACTGCAGGGCATCACGGCACAAAGCTGCAATGATGTGCGACTTGCCCGATCCCC